CTGGGTCATCATTGATTTTCCGATACCAGGTTTTCCCACAAGATAGATGGAATATGGAGCTTCCCGCAATCCACCAGACACTGTCTGTTGAATAAACTGGAGTTTCCACTCTTCCAATTGCATACATCGAGCATCTAGAGTACGCTTCTCTGGTGGATTCTTCGTCTGTTGCCGAAGAATAATATAGCCCGACAATGTATTTTCTAACACGTGGGCCAATTCCTGTTCGGACTTGTACTTCGTCTTCTCAAGATCACCTGTCGGAAGGGCCTTCATACTAGCACTAATGCCAATATATGCCTCATCCAAGATCCGGGCAGTCTGATTATCGAAGAAGAAAGGGCGAATCGATCTGGTTTTGAATGCTTCATATCCTGCCTCAACGAAATAATCCGCTGTAACAAGAATGGCATCCATCAAATCAAAAGCACTAGCTTGCTTCTCATCGATCTTGAGAGTAAAAAGTTTCATGTCTCCCATCCGAAAATTCACATCAGCAGCCTTGCACAAACCTGCAGAGACTGCCACGGACAAAACACGCTGAAAGTACTTCCAAGCAGGCATCTTAGAAACAGATTTCCAATTGGAGGTGACAGACCTAAAAACATCCAGCCAAGCTGGATTTTCAGAATCTTCGTCTCCTTCATGGGCTTCCATAGCCAAAACGTCTGCAAGATACTCTCGCACGGTGTTGAAAAGGCTTTTTCCAGTCAATCCCTGAAGATATCCTAGAATCGCCGCCATCATACCGGAATAGGAGCGAGTTTCGCGAAGTTCAATAAAGAGCAAGATCAAGCGTTCGATATGTTTTATGACCTGGTCAACTTCTCGAGTAGAAAGGGCCTCAGAGTAAGTCGCCATGCGATCAGACAAACCATCGAGTTTGCTCAACCAAAACTCAATACAATCCTCATCACCATCATGAGGATGGTAATAAAGTTTCTTCGCATTCCATTCAGCACGAACTTTTTCAACCTTAGCGTTAAAAAGCTTAGCCTGCAAATCAATCTCAGCTTCAGTGATAGCCATCATCTCAGCTTTGATCTTAGCAGCATGAGCCAATTTACGCTCAATCCTGGCACGAACAATAGTTTCAGGGAGTTCTTTGAACTCTGGATTCAACGTATATTCAGTGCCAGAATGAGGTTCATAAGAATCCTCATCTGAACGATCGTGGTGGGCCGTTGTGAGCATATTATGCATACGCTCTTCCCAAGCTTCAAACTCCGAGAGAGGAGCTTCCAAAAAGGTATCATAATCACAATTAGAGAAGAAATAATCCCACTCTTGTGTGGATGCACCTTTAGGAGGCACCTTGCAACCTTCAGATTCCACAGTATAATCATCGTCCACATGGGAACGAATAAATCCATCACTACGGACTTCTAGTTGCGACACAGGAGGTGTTGGCGGCAAAGGAAGGTAGGGGCAATCCTTCTGTACATGTTCAGTAGCAGTAAAATCGCTGTCATACTCAACCTCAATACCATACAACTCCATGGCCTCTTCAAAGTGATCGTCGAAATCAAAAGAACGGCTTCGACGAACGCTAGTAGCCTGAGAACGGCGAGAGGTAGAGGACACGGAAACTGTTTCAGCAACCGTATCTCTCTCTTCCAACCGCAAGCCCCAAAGAGTACGATTGGTTCTAAGAATCTCAGTGACGAGAATCGAATCTCCAATGCGCACAGGGACTCGAGTAATAAGGGCAACCTCATCACTCAATCCATGGGGATTGGTGGGACTCACTGGACAATCAGTGAGAATCAAGTTGTTTTGCTCTGTGAGACTTTCAAAATAATTAAAGTTAGCAGCAAAAGAAAATTATACGAAGCACACTTGCCGGAGTGCAACGTCAGTGGTCGTATTGGAATTACTATACTTTACTCGCGTGAGGCGTATAGTCCGGTCACCACCAAAGGGCCAGTGCATTTGCATACACGGACCAACCGAATATCATGTTTACTGGATCATCTCCATGCTTCCATGAAAGCATTATACACAATCAGCTGTCAGTCAGGGTCCCAAACCTGAAATATCTGAACGACACTGTATTGCTTCACTTCTAATATGAATACTATCAGAAGAACTCAAACTTCACACACGACTTACGTATTCTGCGTGACAAACCCAAAATTAACTCAATCTGTAGTTATAACCATAATGGAAACCAAGTTTACCCAAAAAGGGACTTGTAAGAATCCAGGTCAGTGAACCATCATGAATCGCCTAAGGGTGATCAGAATAAATTCTTCATCAAATAGACTAAAAGGACTCAATAGCAAAAGCTATTGAGAATTTCCTAGAACAAATTCTAGACACGGGCTCCAAAAGAGACACTGTCATACAAAGACAGTCTCAAAAGATACCGTCGTTGTAACATTTCACTATATATGTAATATGGAAAAATAAAATATGTTCATTTATACAAAATTACGCATCAGGGGGTGTACCTGAATGCACAAACAAAAAGGTTTTCGTTTTGATAAATCTTGACTAGAGATCTCCTCAATCAGAAATATAAGGAGGTAAAATAAGTTCGAATCAACGAAGACTACATCATAATACTTGCACAAATTGCATAGAAAGAAGCGGTGAATACACCGCAACCATCTATATTATACAAGAAATTATGGGTGAATACACCAAGTAATCAACATCG